TAGGCATATTTAGGCTTATAAACCTCTACATCACAATGACATTTTGGACAAGAAAGATTTGTGACCATTGTGTATTGATCTTGCAAATGCGGTAAGGAATCTTCATCAACGCTATCATCTCCACCCCATATCAACTCAGTTTTACAATGCCAACAGTTCATTTATTAAATAAAGAATTAGTTTTTTCATAAAAATATTTATACATTGCAAAAGCACAAGTTGTATAAATTAAAATAGCAAGAGAGACAGCAAAAAAAGCAAATATCATTTATTTAATTTTAAAAGGTAAAGATGGTCCTGTTGTTTTTGGTAATGCGTTATCCATCACGTTAGGTAGCATACCTTTTACATTACCCAAGATCTCGTTCATAACTCTTGCCTTGAACTGTTCTGAAGTTACATACCTGTAACCTACTACTCCTGTAGCAGTCATCGAAGCTACCATTAAAAATGAGATGATACTCAAAACATTAGCTATTTTTTGAAACATGATAAAACTTGCTGTAATTAGAGCCATGTCAGTTATGAGCATAGCTGTTCTATTGCTAATTATAGGTTTATCGCCTTTGTATGTCACTATGAGCCTTATGACAAGACAGATGCAACATAAAACTAACTAGGACCAAGCCACACCTGTTGTCTGTACTGGAGTGTTAATTAAATCAATTTCATCCTTAAGACTTGCTTCAATGGCAGTTACCTGATCCGTTCCAATACTATCTTTTACCCAAGTAATCATTGTTGCTTGATCTGGTGTTTTAGCAGAAGTATCAAAAGCAATAAAGTCTGAAGGTAATGATTCTGGCTTTGTAAATACAACCTCTCCTGTACGTCTTGCTTTTTCCTCTGAACCGTCCATTCCTTTTACACGATAGACAACATTAGTATAGTAGCCATCAGAAACGTCACGTTTAGAACAAGTGCCGTTTATCTCCCATATGTAAGTAATTGCCATAATTTTAAAATACTTTATTACATATTACTCTGAAACTTGTTCTTCATCAGGTTTTAATATATCTTCAACAGCAGCAATGCCACCTTTTAACTCAAATATTCTTTGCTTACAATTTTCTACCACCTGGTTAGCTTTATTGTAATTATCTACTATCTGTTGTAATTCAGAATTAAGTGCTTCTAGCTTCTGCTGTGGGTCGATTGACATAAAAAATAAATAATTATATGTATATTAGCTCAGATGTGTAGTTACGGCTTTGGGTATTTAGCTTTTACTGCTGCAACATGATCCTTCCATGTTGTCGTACCGTTTACACTATCCCAGTACTGCATATCTAATTGTTCATATAAACTCGCATATTCTTCAGATCTTTTTCTTGAATATTCTAAACTTGCATACTCAGCATCTATAGCTGCTCTTGCTTCATCTATTTTTGTTTGATCTAATTCAACAGCGTTTCCATTACTATCAAACGCTCCTGTACCATCTTTTATAAAAACGACAATGCCTTTGTATGCTTTTAAAATAGCGTCATGGTCTAACTTCATGCTGATACCTCCAATAATGTCATAACACTCTTTGCGTCATGGTTTACTCTTAAAAAAGCATTGTTAGCAGTTCTATCGACTCTAAATTGAACCTTGTAAGTTGTTGCTGATGTAGTTGAAGGTGAATCCAATCTAGTAATTGTATAATTGCTTTCTGATACAACTCTACTTTGACCTGTAGTTCCAGCTTCTTGATGTACGCAACTTGTCATTGTTGCTATTCCTGAACCACTCCTAACTAACTTAAAATCACCTCCTACTTCTGTCGATTCTCTAAATAATTGCCATTGCATCGTAGCTATTACTAAAATTTTACTTGACGTAGAGGAGGGTGTAATTGTGGCTTCAAGTCCACTATCTTGAAAATTGTTATCTGTGTTTGTTGCTGAACCAGATGTTATTGCATTGATAACTTGTAAAATCTTACCTCCAGTAAAAGCAGATCCATTAACTTTTAACGTACCAGTAACATTAACTCCGTCTGTAAGTGTCTCAAATTTTTTATTCCCATCGTGATGTAATTCTACAGCACCATTAGCAATACAATGAATATAATCTTCACCGCCATCTTTTCTTTCTAATTTTAGATTACCGTCAGATTGAATAAAAAAATCACCTGTGTCGTTATTAATAATGCTGTTTGTTCCATCGTGAACAATTACTAAATCTCCACCATCTCCAAATTTAGCGTTTCTATTATCATTTAGTTGCAGATCCCCAGTAGGAACATTACAATTCCCGTTAATTTGAACACCTGTTGATATTGTTTGTAGCTTGTTACCATTATCGAAATATAATTCTACTGCTCCATCGCCAAAAATTTTTAATCCTACATCTGTATTTTTTGGCCTAAAAATAAAGTTTTTAAGTCCATTACTATCAAATCTATTGTCCGTTCCATCGTGATAAATTTGTAGGTCATCACCAGTTCCAAATTTAGCTTTTATATTGTCATTCATGCTGATGTTGTTACCAGCATTTATTCCTGATGTCGTTGTAAGTGTACCTGTTAAAGTACAACCATTAGAATCTGTCTCAAAACGCTTTGTGTTATCGTGATATAGCTCTACTGCTCCATCTTCAATACACTTAACGTGCATTTCTGCATCATGCGTTTCAAGTTGTAAATTATTAGCGGCACGAATCCTTAAATTTCCACCAACATTATAAATATTGCTGTCTGTAGAGTCATGGAAAAGTTGCATATCTCCACCAGTAGCATTTCCAAGTCTAATTTCATCACTATCAGCCATTACAATATTATTATTATTACTTTGCAAGTCACCGCCTAGCTGTGGTGATGTATCATCTACTAAATCTACGTTTGCAAGTTTTGTTCTTGCTATTGCAGCACTCGAACCAATATCTGCATTTGTAATAGTACCGTCTTTAATACCTTCAGTAGTAACTTGTGTTAGTGTCATTTACTTTGCCTCCAATGCTTCAATTCTACCTATAGCTTCCTGTAATGCAGCTACAAGTAAAGGTACAAGTTTACTTTGATCTATTCCTTGATATACAGGATTGTTATCAGCGTCAACCTCATCTTTTGTACCTGTTACGGCCTCTGGTACTGCTGTTACTTCATGTGCTAAAAATCCGTCAACAATTTTAGAATCACCTATAAAGTTGAATTTAGAAGGTTTTAATGTTTTTAATCTTGTAATACCATCAGATATTGCAGTTATATTTTCTTTAAGTCTGTAATCTGAACTTGTACTATATGTAGTACCTGATGTTGTAGCATCAATAAAACCTCTTCTTGTACCGCCAGAATCTTGGAAGTTTATATATGATGCCGCACTACCACCTGTGTTTCTGCTATGTCTCATTATCATCATTGCTACATCATCTGTAGAACCATGACGTAGAAAAACAGTTCCAGTACTACCTGTACTGTCTACACGCAATTTTTCACTATTTGCGGGTACATCTACACCGATACATAAAGAGCCTCCACTTGTGATACGCATACGTTCTGTATTAGTAGTAGAAGCACCACTTGTTGTAAATCTTATATCATCACTACCACTACCTCCACTTAAAACTATTCTTCCACCTTTAAAAGTGCTTCCGCCTACAAGTGTGAGAGAACCGTTAGATATACCAGCTTCTACAGAAGCATTACCTCCAAAAAATAAATCTCCATTTACATGAAGTTTGGCACTAAGAGAAGTTGTACCTATACCTACGTTGCCTGACGAATCTATAAACATTTTGTTAGATCCATCAACTTCAAAACTAATCGAGCTATTAGCATGAGCATTATCGTTATCTGCACCTAAAAGTAACCCACCTCCGTTTGCATTTAATCTTGCTCTAGCGTTACTTGAATTTGAATCAGTTAAAAATATTTCTGGTAGGTTATTTGTTACATTTACAGTTGATGTGAAAGTCGGATCTATCTTTGATCCTGCTATAGCTGCACTTGCGTTTATATCAGCATTTACAATCGCTCCATCAACTATTTTTGCACTTGTAACCGTGTTATCACTTGGCTCTCCTATACCACCTGATTCCTGAAAAATAATAAAATCAGGAGCAGCAGGGAGATTTGTTGCAGTTTTAAATCTAGATCCATCAATTATAAATCCTGTAATACCACTTGTTGATGTACCTGCATTAGGTTTTTGAATAACACCAGAAACACTTACTAATAATGTATTAGCTGCTGACGGACTTATTGCAGTTGTAGTTCCAGCCGTAACAAGAGTAAAGTCGTTACCAGGAAAACTAGCTGCTCCATTATTTGCTGCATTCCGTAACTCTAAATATTTAAAATTAGGGCCACCTCCTCCACCAGAAACTTTTGCTACCGTTCCATCATCTTTCTTAAAAAATAATTCAGCCGTATCAGTCCTAAGACCTGGTTCTCCTATAGCAAGATCGCTTGCACTTGGATCGCTACCACTAGCTCTTTTAAACTTAATTGTGTTAGCCATTGGCTTTTACCTCCTATGACTTAGTAAGTTCCACCATCAATATTGAAACTAGATGCACTTTCATCTTCCAAAAATGTTACCAGATCAGATAATGCAACCTGTTTCATCGTTCCAGCGTCATTAACTATTAATCTATCTGCTGCTGCGAGTGTTGTTGAGGTAGCTGAAGTTGCACCATCTAATAAATTTAATTCTGCGGTAGTTGAAGTGATTCCATCTAATACATTTAATTCAGTGACAGTAGATGTCAGACTTGTAAGTTTAGTAACAGGTAAAGTTCCTGTTATGGAACTTGCAGCTAAATCAATAGCAATTTCAGTAGATTCAATTACAAGTCCACCATTTGCTTTCAAGTCAACAGATAAAGTATTTCCAGACTTATCTAAACCGTCACCTGCTGTCACCTGACCTGCACCAGAAAACTGTGCAAAAGTAAGATCATTCGTTCCAACAACCGCAGACCCTTTATTACTGGTACAGACGAAACCATTATCCGCATTAACAGTTCCCTGTTCTACGAAGGTGAACATCCCTGCTGCATCTGCACCAGCAGCTAAATCACTTGACCTGGCTGGTGACGATCCAACAATATAAATACCATTTTGACTAGGTGTAGATTGGTCTTTGACTAAAACTCTATCGTTATCGGCAAGGGTAACACCGTCTATAGTATCTCCATTATTAAGAGCAGTAGATATTGTAATATTTCCAGTTGTTGCTACTTTTACAGAATCTTTAACATCTAATCCTTGAGAAGTGGCTTCAACAAAACCTTTAGTTGCAGCATCCTGTGTATTAACAGGGTCAGCTAAATTAGTAATTGTCTGACTGTTTAGCGAAACTGAAGCTGTTGGTGCAGTCAGTTGATCTAATCTATTTGTTCTTACACCTGTATCAAAATCTGAAATTTTTGTATGAGCTAATGAAGGAATATCATCTGAAACTAAAGCTCTAAATGTTGGTGCTGCATCACTTCCAGAAGTCGGTCCACCTAAAACTTTATTTGCATTTTGTACTGTATCTTTATCAAAAAATGCTCCTTTTCCGCCAATTTTCTCAATCGTTGTAGCAGAACCTCCTGCCCCACCTGTGCCTTTACCAATAAAGATAATATCAGAGCCTTCTGCATGAGCTAACTCAGCATTTGCAAGGCTTGTTGGTGCTGAAGATCCTGTTGATCTTTTTATGCGTACTGTGTTAGCCATTTTTAGAAGTTTCCTCCGTCAACGAGTGTAAGTTTGGTGGTTGTGTTATCTGCTTTTATGGTATCAGAAGCAGCGTGATAGTACAGAACTGCATCGTCAACCTTGCCAGATATATCAAAATTGACACCAGCTACCGCAGGTCCTTGTGGGCCTTGAGTTGCAACAGTGACAACGGTAGTGTCACCTTCATTTACTGTTACAGTATTTTTAGTAGTTGTAATGTTTACTGAAGTCATGCTGTATAACCTTCTGATACAAATATAGTACCTTCTAAATAATATTCTTTCAAACCACTTCCATTCGTAAGAGCAACATCATATTTTAAAACATTTGGACTAAATGTAGCAGTCTGAGTATCTGTCAAAGAAATATCAACTGTTCCTGCTGTTCTGTTTGTATAAACCACAGTAAAATCAGCAAATTTCGTGGTGCGTGTTTCTTCCCAAACTTGTGCAGCCACAGTAAAACCAGTTAAGTTTATTGCAGCATTGGTACTATCTTTGAATACAAGTTGAATACTATGATCTGATCTTCTTTGAACAGTCATATTATATGTTCCAGGTGCTATTGCCATAGTTAAACTTTAATAATGTACATCATAGCTACGTTACGTGGTCTGGACTCGCCTCCTTCACTTGCTACGCTTACTGACACATTAGTAGAAACAGAAATACCAGTATTGGCATTATTAATAGCATTATCTCTAGTTGCAGAGTTATTACTACCAGTAAATTGATTACCTCCATCGTCTTGGTTTCCATAACCTCTAGCGTTATGTTTGTGACCTGGATCGTTTACATTTGAGGTTGCATTTGCGTTAGCACCGTGACTGTGAGATTGGTTTTGTGCTGTCTGATTACTAGCAATACTTCTTCCCGAATCAACCCCTCTACCATTATCAAAACCTCTAACAAACTCACCCCTCAAATCAGGTAAATTAAAAGTAGTGCTACCATTTCCTGTTCCGTATTGCGTTCCAATTAATGCAAATAAAGCTGCAAAAGTAGATCTGCTGACTGCTGTGCCGTTACACTCTAAATAACCACTTGGAATCGTTGCTACTGCTACACAAAAAACAGCACCAGTAGGAACACCAGCTACAATTTGAAAACTTAAATTTCCAGAATTATCTGTCTGAAGAAAACCTCCATCAACAATAGTCGGGGGTAAAGTCAACTCTACATTACCAGATAAAGCAGCAGGTGATTTTAAACCTACAAAACTGCTTCCATTTGAAGCTAACTCTCTAAATGTAATTCTTCCTTGATTTCTTACTGATAAGCTAGTGCTGTCTATAACAACTCTTTCAACTCCAGCAGTTGAAAAACCTATATTGTTAGCTCCAGATTGGAACATCCCTGTATCTGCATCTCCATTAAATGAAAATGCTGGAGAACCAGCAACCGATCCATCATCACCTAAAATCTGGCCTGTCATAGTACCACCTGATCTAGGCAATAAACCTAAATTTGTTTCATTAACAGAACCAACAGTTGTAAATCCGTTATTTGAAGCATTTCTAAGTTTTAAATTATTGTTATCACCAGTATCAACATAAGGCATAAAAGCTTCTGGGTTTGTCGGATCTGTACCACCACTATTAAGAGTTTTTATTGCATCAAAAACAGCATTAAGGTCACTTCTTACAGAAGCTCCTGACGCATTAGCTATATTGTAATCTGATACTTGGCTCATTTACAGAATACTTTTCTCCATATTACACCCCTTTACCATATCCTACAGCCGAAAATGTGAAAGATCTATCTACAAAACTTGTACCATTCTTAATTGTTACTGTGAATCCTGAACTAGAAACATTTGTAATAGTAAAGAAATCACCTGATTGAGCGTTTTGTATTGTAATTCCAATAGAAGGAAGAAAAGCATTTGCTCCTCCCAAACCAGAAGTTCCGACAAAAAATGGTGATCCAAATGTTATTGTCTTACCAGATGCGGATGTTCCAGATTGCTGCGGTGCAGTAGATGTTCCGCTTCCTATTTGATAATTTTGTTCTGTTCTAGATTGAAACTCTGCTGTATAACCTGCTTGCTGCACGTTCATATTTTGTGCTGTATTAGTTGTTTCAAGTAAAAGTTTAAACTTAAATCTACGACCTTTAAATGTACCATTAGCAAAGTTATTAAACGCCCCAAAAGATCCTGATGCTGTTTGTGATGTTGCTACTTGTATCTGACAGTTAGCTTCATCTGCTGCTTGCCCATCAAAATTACCATTAAGAGCATAATTATCCCAAAACGATCCACTCGGTATTAAAGTTTCTATATCTGTTCCTGTGACAAAACCAACAGAACGAATTACTCTTTTTAAATCAAGAGAAAATACAGCACCTAAATCTAAAATATCTTTAAAATCATATTGTCCTTTTAAACCTCTATCTATAGATACATTTCCATTCGTAACAACACTGTTAGGAGATGTAATTGTCAAAGTATTTGCGTTGGGAACAGAAATAACAGTATATTCATTAGTTATAGCTTGGCCTCCAGTAAAGTTAAATTTTAATCTTTCACCTACAGCTATACCATGAGATGTGCTAGTAATTGTTATGACCGTACCAGCTACTCCAACATTACCATTGTTCTGAATATAAGTTCCTGTCTTTACAACTGAAGGATCAGTAAGCTGTAATGCACTAGCAGTATTACTAAATGTTGTATTAGTTTTTGTACCTTGAAATGCAGGGTTATCTAAATCTTCCCTGTCTTGCAGAATAACTTGAGTATCAACTAAATCAGGTAAGTCTTGAATAATAGAAGTTTCTCCAACGCTAAAATTACCTTGATCGTCCTGAAATTTTAAAATATACTCTCCTTCTAAACTCGGTAAAACCACATCTGTAGTATTACCAGCAAGAGCAGTAACAAGGTCAACAGAATTTTGGAACGTACCGCTTCCATCCGTCAGATTACTGTGCCTTACATAAACTCGTCCTCCATGAAGAACATCTGGATCAACAGCTTGAGTCCATCTCAACCTTACTAATTTATTAGTAATCGGTTCCATAGATAAGTTTTGTACATTACCAGGTGGATCTGTTTTACCTACAGCATTAAAAGTAAGATCAGTAGAAGTTGCTGAAAGTTTTAATCCTGAATTGTAAGAAAAAACTCTAAATTCATAAGTTCCAGCTTCGGTATTTAATATCTCAAAATCAGGTCTAAATACAATTTCACTTACCCAGTTAGTACTGTTAAATCTATATTGAACAAGATATTGACTGACACCTGTAACCGAAACCCAAGACAATATTAGTTTTGCAACAGCTAAAGCATTTATAACAACAATTCTCTCTGATGCCTGTAAGTTTGCTGGTGGTTCTTTTAACTGATTTAACAATGAAATATTTCTTGCAGGTAAACTAATACCTTGCTCAATATTTGCGTATTTTCCATCAATATAAGTAAGTGCTGTAATCGTAAAATTAATACCATCTTGTTCTTCAACAGTTATTACTCTAAAAGTTTGAGCCTCTAGTGTAGAACTTTGAATAAGCCAGATGCTATTAACATTTGGTGTCGTAGATAAAGCAGAATCTAAAGTTATGACGTTGTTGATAATACCTGTAATGTTCTTTGTTTCTACTGATCCATTTGGCATTATTACACTACATTTTTTATTAGTGCCAGTAAAAGTATTTAAGTCAACAATATTATCTACAGTAATAGTTGTAGTTGTAGCAGACTTTATTCGACCACTTCTACGCTCTCCTCCTCTAACTGGATCATTGATAGAAATTACAGATCCAGGTCTTACAATCGCTCCAGAATCTATTGACGTTGTAAATGTAACTATTTCAGACTCATTTTGCTGGCTGAAGAGTATTGCTTTTCCAAGTCTTTGAGCTTGTCCACGAGAAGTACAAGCAAAAGCTTTTATGTCCTTTTTTATTATGCCTAATTTAGCTTGTGCAGTAGTATCTTCTACAACTTCGTAATCTATTTCTCTACTATCCATATTAAAATAACTGACATTTATTACTGTATTTCTCTGTTTCAAGCTACTACCTGAATAACTAAAACCACCTTCACCTACATTTGCCAAACTAAATAAATATGTTGGATCGGTTGGTCTATCCTGAGATATAAAAACAGAACCCTCAGACCAGATAGGAAAACATCTCATCACTCCAGCTAACTCATTTATTAACTTAAATGCGTCTGAAGACCCTTGAATATTTACATTGCAACTAAATCTTGCTTCTTGACCACCAAATCCGTCATCTACTAATTCATTTGCATATTTACTAGCTGCAATAAAACTAAACAAATCAAGATTAGAGTCTTTGATATGTGTACCAAATCCATATCTTTCAGTAGTCAGAAGATCAAGCAGAATTAAAGCAGGGCATGAACACCATTGGGCCGAACCCATCGTTCCATTAAATATGTATCCACTTGGATAAACTATTCTTCCTGTCTGTAAGTCAACAGTAGGAGTGCCAGAGTTAGATGCACCTGCTCCTGGGATTCTTACTTTTACTCCACGAATACGATATGACCTGTCAGGTATAGCACTAAATTGTTCAGAGTCTATTCGTAAATTTGTATAAGCACTATTTGGATAAGTTTGTTTATCATCAACAACTTCAGTAATACTTGTAAAAATTAAATCGTTTTGTAGCTGGCTTGAAGAACTATCACCAGTTACTCTTACAACTCTAACATCAATAGGAAAAGCACCTGTAAAAGAAACTCTATATTGTTTTTGGTAAGCATCTGCACTTCTACCTGTAACCGTGTCGTCTATAACGTCAGCAAAACCACCACCGTTATACTGCACTTGAATTTTTAAATTAACAGAAGTACCATAAATATCTCCTTCATCATTAAATCTTTGTAGAGAAGGGAAAGTAACTACAATTTTTGCTGCGTCTACTGCTGTATTTGTTATCTGACGAGTAACAGAAGCAGAATTAGTAACTTTTACTCCGACATTAGATACAGATTCACTACCTTCTATACCTGGTATGTGAGTTTGGTTTGCTGTTCCAAAACGAGGTGTAAATTCTACATCTTGAAAATTAAAATCTGCTGGTTGTGGGTTAAGATTACTGGCATTTTTATTTAATACAGGAGTGTTATTTAAAAAAACATCTTTTAAAGCTGCATTATTATAAACTGAATTACCTTTGGTAAGCCCTAATTTAGATGGTGTAGCAAAACCTTCAATTTCTCCTTCTGATATAAGATCTTGTAAAGTTGCAAACTGTTTACTATTTAAAGTATCTGGAGCCTTAAAAGGTTTGGGTGGCTTTGGTGGTTTAAATAAACCAAAAAAAGCACCTCTAATAATTTTATCTGTCATGCTGATACCTGATTAGTGTCAATTCCTGCTGAAATAAGAACCGATCCAGTTATTATTTCACCGTAGACTATGGGATGACTTGTTCCTGCTCGTGATGTATTTTGCACTCCAGAAAAACTAAAAGATATTCTAGGATCTTCTTCATCAGTAGGTTCTTCCGATGAAAATAACATATCATTTACACCTGATAACACTAATGCAAGACCTAAATTTCCTCCGATGGCAGCCAAACTACCTCCAGTAAAGCCGAAAACACCTCCAGCACCCAAACTTAATCCTGTTCCTCCTGATGCAACAGCAAATCCAATTAATACTGCTCCTATAATAAATTTTCTAGCTCCTGATCCTGCTCCTGATATAGCTGGTACAAAATGTATATCTTGCCCTCCAACAGGATAATCAATTTCATCTTTATCAATATCATAATCACCTACGCTTACATGATAATTTTGAAGGCTCATGTGTTTTTCAATTCCTTCAAAGTTATGTATTAAAAAGCTAACTGCTTTTGCAACACTATCTACTTG